CTAGTAAACCGCTGCTCCACTCGCCGGGAAATAACTCCGGTAACAAAGCACCACCGCTCCATCGTTTCCGTCCAGGGTTGGCAGCGCCGTAAACGACGCCCGCAACGCCAACTCTCCGATCGGCTTTTGAATCTCGATCAGACTTTCCCGTTCCCATTCCGGCTTCACCGTGCACGGACTCAAACTTGGATAGAAGAAACACACGCGTCCACCGGATTCCTCTTCCGCCACGAATAACCCCGACCACTGTTGCAGAAACGCGCCGCCTTCGCGGTCCACAAAAGCCATCGCCTTCTGCACCGCCGCTCCAGTCGCTGGCACTCCCCCCGGCAATGCCTGCGTTAGCAGCAACGACGTCGCCGTCACCTGCGCGACTCGGCCCACGTTGAACGTAACCCGCCTCACATAGTTGGCATCCTGCCGCACGTCCCCTGGACTCTTCACATACGCGGCCGTGATGCCGGTGCCCACATAGCCAACTTGCTGCGCGTAATCCACATCGCATGCCACCAGGTCGCCAGGCTGGAATCCGGCGATGGCGCCTGCTCCCAACACCAGTTCCCCAGCGGTTGAGCCTGGCAGCAGAGGCACGGCCGCCAGCGGAATTCCACCTGATCCTGCTCGCGATGCGCTCGGATCGGTGGCCAGCACATTCATGTGCTCTGCGCCTCCCGCCAAAGCCATCTGCAGCTTTCCCCAGTCGCGAAATTCGAAATCAACGCGCGCTCCCAAAGCGTGCCGAGCTTGTGCCGACACCGCGCCCGCTGTCCCGCCAATCAAGGCCTCGATCTGCGATGTGCTCGTGCGCTGAAAGTTTTCAATCCATCCCAGGTCAATCCACGGCGCCGGTGGGGCATCCAGCTGGAAACCGTTATCTTTCGATGGATCAAAAATCGCCGTCGGCCCGTTCACTCTGTCCGCCGGCGCAAAATAAGCACGCGTCTGCCGTGCCACTGGGCGTAATCCCGCCCGCGTCATGCTTCCACCTCTGGCAGAAAGAAATAAACTCTCAGCTGCGCATACCGTTCCACCCGCGCTGTACCAGCACTCCACTGCTGTTTCTGGATCGAGACGTCTCCCGGCGCATTCCCCATCTCCGGCACCGTCCAGAAAATTCCCGATCCCAAATCAGCGCTCGGAGTCTGGCTGTAATCGAGCATTTCGGTATGCGGCGGATCGCAAATTCTGAGTAACTCGACATCCATCTCCGCGAGCACGCGCCCACGATCCACTCCCGTTCCGCCGCTGCCTTCGCTCGCGTACCAGATGTGGCAATCCAAACCCAGCATCGGACGCGTGCTCTCCGCAATCAGGATTTCGCCAAAATCCACGTAAAACGCTTCCGGCTGCGCTTCCACAAACCGCGGTTCCATGTTTTCGCGGACCACGATCGCAGGCACCGTGACTCCGTCGATCGCCATCGTTCGCGCCGGATTCAACGCTGTTAGCCGCTCCCGCAGCGCCATGTAAAAACTGTCTTTCGCTGCTTGCATATTTCTCCTGTTAGAACTGGTCTCATAGATGGTTCTGTGTAGGTTTTGGGAAGGGCACGGCTTCAGCCGTGCCGCTCAGAACCACAAAAATGCGGGCTTTAGCCCCTGAGGGCCTAAGCCATCGCCGTCACCCGGTACAGATACGCCACACCCCCGAGCCGTTCGACGACAAATCCTTGGATGTGGAACACTTCCCCGCCGTACACCAATCCCAGCGCCGTCTCGAACAACACCTCCGCCGAAGCCACGTTCCGCTGACTCACCTGCTCCGCCATCGCCGAACAGCCCGCCAGTAACTCGATTCGCCGCCGCGGACCGTTGTTCTCCGTGGTGAGCTCCCGGACAATCACCGGCGCGATCAACCCTTGCTCAACTCCCGGATCCACCAAGCCGAGTTCCGCCACGGCATCGGCCGGCATTCCCGCTGCCGCAAACAGCAGGATCGCTTCCGTGCCGCCCATGGTTCGTAACATGGCATCTGCTGCCCGTGCTGCCGCTGCTCCAGAAATCCCAGTCATTGTCATCCCACTTTCTGCGCCACATAGGGCGCCAGCAGCGCTTGCACCGTTTCACCCAGCAGCGAATCGGAGAAGTACATCAGTTGCATTCTGTCGGGGAGTACATTCCTCTTCACATTCAGCGCCGGGGTAGCCTGCGCATTCTTTACCAATTGCGCGCACGCTACCTTGACCGCGTCAGGAAACGGATCAAGCCCAGCCGTATACACAATCTCCAGTTCGGTGAACGCCCACCCCAGCACATTCACCGGAAGCGTGACTTCTCCCGTCTCCAGAAATATGTCGAGGTCCGGCACATTCAGGTCCACCCACGTTCCCGGAATTCCGAACGCGAGAGCCGCGTCCCACACCATCTCCTCGTACACCAACTCGCCCCGCCGAGGCGTCGCATACCGAGCCCGCGCCGACACAATCGGCGATGTTGCCGGCGCCACCGCAGACAGCGGCAGATATGTGAGCCGCACCGGCCTTTGTCCGTTTTCCGTTCGCAACCGCTCCGTGTACTGAGCGATCGCCAGCGTGACCCTTCGGCAATGCGCATCTACAATCGCCGATGCCACCGTCACCCACGCCAGAGCAGTCGTGGTTTCCAGTCCATACGCCTCATATTCCGATGGTTGCAAATAATTCATGATGGGTTTCCAGTTCTCAATAGCCTGTAGCCGGGTGCCCCACTCATCGCGCACTTTGCGATGAGTGGGACCTTCCCCAGTGTTCGACTACCGGTTCACTTTCACTTCGTAGTGCGCATAGGACGCGCCCTTCACCACCACGCCGCCGAACTTCACCACGACGCTTTCCGTCAGCAGCGAGTTCGGCAGTCCCAGCCTGAATACCCTTGGATTCGGGTCCGTCAGCCAGTGGTACTCGATCATGTCCTCGCTCACGATGTAGGCCGGCAGTACCGCGCTGCCACTTCCCGGTGTGCCCGTATAGGGAAGGGCCCACTCCGGAATCAGCGGCAACTCGCCGGCTTGCGTGCTCAAGGTCTTCACCGTCAGCCCGCCCGTGATCTGCGCCGTCGAGAGCACAACGTTGAACTCCGCCTTCATCTCCCGGTCGATCAGGTCGAGCAGCACCGGATTCGCATAGATCGCCGTCGGCCGCACCTCGTACGACGAACTTGAGACCATCTGCGCGATGGTGCTCTTCAGCCCGTCCACGATGCTGGCCGTGGTTGCGATTGTGGTGCTGTTGCCTCCCGCCTCAATCTGTCCAATAGCGCCGAAATACTGCGCCGTCGTCGGAGTGCTGAGCGAAGTGTCGGTGCCGTTCCACAGCGCCACGTCGTGCGTGCGCAAAATCCCGTCCACCGCATCGGCCAGGTCCTTGGCTTGCAGGTACGCGAACTGGCTCTGCTGTGTCCCCACCTCCATGTCAAACAGGTTGTAGTTGATCTGCGAGACCAGCGCCTTCAGCGGAACGCTGCGCTCCACTCGCGTCGGCGCTTGCAGCGTCGGCTGAATGTTGCGCGGATCGACGAACGCCTGGGCCGCCGTGGGCGAAGCAATCGCCGTTTCCTCGAAAAACCGCGATGGATGTCCCGTCGCCGGCACCTGCTTCATCCGTTGTCCGAACACGCCACGCCGCCGCACAATGTCCGTGATCTCGGTCTGATACCGGTCAACCTCGACCGCGCCCGGTCCCAGAAAGTCCGCTGCTGCATGCAAATCCAGAAAATTCGCTTTCATGTCTTCTCCTCAATTGAGTTGTTACTGCCCGTTCTCTTTCCGATTTCCGGGTGCCCCACTTCTCGCGCACCTTGCGAGAAGTGGGTTTTGTTCACCCCAATAAAAAGGACGCGATCTCACTCGCGCCCCAATAGCCAACGCCCGAACGACTAGCGACTAGCGGCCACCGACGCCTTACTCGATCATCCCCGCCCGCGCCAACTCCGCCTTCACGGCGATCCGCTGTTCCACGCTCAGCGCCGCAAGCGTCTTATTAAGCACCGCCGGGTCTAGCCGTTCGCCTTCGATCTCGTTCTTTCCGATCAGCGCCGACACCACCGGTGACAGGGTCTTCCGGGACATCCGCGACGCCTGTGCTTTCAGATCCGCATTCGACTTCTCCAACTGCACAACGCGCTGCTGCAAGTCGGTTCCAGTTCCTTCCGCCTGGTGCCGCTCTGTTGTTTGTGTGACGCTCTCCTCGACCGCCGCCACGATCCGGTCCACTTTCGCATTCAGCATCTCCTGCTGCGCGTCCAGTTTTCCCAATACGCGATCAAGTGTCTCCGTGGCTGCCGCCAATCGCTCCGCCGCCGCCATCATTTGCTGCACCATCTCTTCATTCATTCCTCGTACCTCCCTGGTTTGTTTCGTATCGGGGTATCGCTTTAGCGATACCGTAAAAACTCAAAATCAATCGTCCCTTTAAGGACTGCTCTTCTTACCCCAGTTCGATCCACGTCGAGCAATACGCCGCCTTATCCCGCCGCAGCACCGCTGCCCCCGTAAAGGTCACCCGGTTCAGCACCCACACGTTCGCCTTGATGTCTTCCACCAGCGCATCCGCGATCTCGTACGACATTCCAAGCCCCGCACGTCCAGCGCGAACATTCCTCTCCGCGCTTTCCAGTCCCGCGGAGACCGCTGCACCCGTTCGCCCCGGCCTGCCGATCTCCGCCACGATCTCCGGAAAATCCCGCGCATACAAGAACCCACCGACTTCAATGACGCGCCCCACAATTTCAGCTCGTGTGATCACCCCAATCTTCCGCCGCGCGTCGTGACGATCAAGCGCTGGCGAGTAATCCAGTCCCATCCCCATCAGCGAAGGAATCGCCGCCTCCGCTGCCCGCCGAGTCAGCAGCACTCGATGCCCCCGCGCGCCCGACGGCGACTTGTCCGATGCAACATCGACGATCGTCAATACTCCCCGGAACCCTGCCCGGTTCGGATGCCCATCTACCGCCGGCATCTCAATCGCCATCGACTCCAGTGACAGCCCCATCTTTTGTCTCCTCACTAAAAGGTCTCAGGTGTTAGGTCTCAGGTGTCAGGAAAATCAACGGCGGCTCAGCTTTGTTCCTGAGACCTGACACCTGCGACCTGAGACCTGAGACCTGTTTCAGACAATCTCGGCCAACCCTCGCGTCCGCCTTACTTCGTTCACCGTGACCACCCCATTGCGCAGCAGGATCTCGTCGATCTGCGCCTGCTCCATCTCGTCTTGCGCATCGACGTCGGTGAATACAAACTCCAGGTCCGTCCACCCGAGCTTCTTCCCAATCGCATCCCGCGTCAGATACTCGGCCACCAAGCGCGCCGTCGGTACAATCGCCGACCGGAACGCCAACTCACTCATCTCCGCCGCCGTCGACCGGTTCACATCCCGCTCTACTCCCAGAAACTGCGCCGGCAGATCGAACGCATCCGCAATCACCCGCAGCAGAAATTCCTGCCACGCCAGCCGGAGGTCTGCATCCGTTCCTGCCCCGAACCGCAGCACCTCCGGCTTCGACTCCGCCGAAATAATCGGCACGCGCCCCGTGCCCTCAATCTCGTCCTGCCACCACCGGATCAGCCGCTCGTGATGTGCCGGCGTCAGACCCTGCAGCCACAGCGCATACTGCACCACCGAATTCGAAGCCAGCCGCCCCGCATACCGGTGCGCGCTCAAGAATGCATTGATCGTTTCGAACGCCACCTCCACCCGCCCCAGCCCGAACGGCGTGTGCGTCCGCGGATTCAGCCGGATGTAGCTCAGCTCGTCATCGTTCAGTACGATCTGTCCATCCGCCCCATACAACCCGGTCACCTGCGCATACCGCGGCGAGTCGGGACGCCCATCCCAATCCGTCATGATCCGGATTGTCGCCCCGTCCACCGGCCACATCAGTAGAGGCAGCTTGACAGTTGAATCTGCGGTCCACCCCTCCACCAAATCGAGCTCGATCGCCCCAAATCCCCCAACAATCACATCCTCCAACACCTGCTCCAGCAGCGAGCGGAACGAATCGTCTGGATTCGGCGCCTCGAAATTTTCGGTTAGCACCTGCACCCGCCGCGAACCATCCGGAATCTGCTCCAGCGCCCGCCCACGCCGCGGCTGGATGCGCCATCGCATCCCGACAATCCGATCCTTAATCACGTTGATCGCCCGTCGTGCCACCGGCGTCTCCGCGAACCGCCGCAGATTCGCCGGCGTCGGCTTCAACACCAGATTGTGTGGCGCGGACACTCCTGTCCGCGAACCGCCGCCCGGAATGTCGGTCCGCGAAAAACTCGGCGAAGAGAACGGAGCCAGGTTCGACCCCGCTCCCGCCGTCCGCCGTCCGTCGCGCCCGGCAAACAAGCTCGTGGGAAACCACTCCCGCAAAGACACTTCTCCCACCCGGCGCATCGCGCCGCGAACCCTCTCTCGAATGTTCATGATCTCCTCGTCTCGTGTGGTGCGGGCACTCCTGCCCGCGAACGGCGTGCATCGATTTAAAAGTCACAGTTCTTCAACCCGACCCCGTGCCCGCTTTCCCCTGTGTACCTCTGTGCCCACTGTGGTGAGGAACTCTTCGGTGACGAATCTCGCCAAAACAAAACGGCACAGCTTTCGCCGTGCCGGTACGTAGTCCCAAGACATCACAATGCAATCAGACTGACGCGATCCAGAATCTCACGCCCGCAGCTCCCGCCGCACCTCGCCCGCGATCTCCGCCATCTCCCCCACCGCCCTCACCCGCACTGAATTCTGCTCCAGCATCTCAATCGCGAACCGCGTCTTCTCTTCCTGCAACGCCATCCCCTGGTCCACCACCGCCGTCAAGGAAGCCTGCAGTTGCTCCTGCCGCATACCTGCCTCAACGCGCGAGTAACGATAAGCCAGCGCCAGCGCCTGATCCACATTCGCCGCCACCGAAACCGCATGGAACATCTCCATCACGCTCCCAACCCGATATCCAAAATCAATCCGGAACGGATCTCCTTGCCCCGTGTACTTCACAACATCCAAATCTCTTTGGATCAGCTCCAGCACGCCTGCCTCAGTGAACGCCTCTTTCATTGTGTTCACAATCGCCACCCGGCCCGTGCGCTGCTGCGCTCTCTCGCCTCGTCCCATTGGAACCAGGTACATCGAAGTCAGCACTTCCATCTCTTTCGCGGGATCCTCCGTCAGCACCGCCTTCGTCGGCGCCACATCGATCATCGTCCCGAATCTCTCGCTCATCAGCTGCATCAGATCTTCGCGCCGCCGCAAGCCCCCCAGCTTTCCGCGGATCTCGCTCTCCACCATCTCGAACCACTCCAACTCCACATCCGGAGCCACGCACTGTAGCATCCTCCAGTCGCGTGTAAACCGCGCCTCGGCAAACCCGCCATCGCTCTCCAGCAGCAACAGTCCTACCGTAACGAAATCGTCCCGCAAAGCATGCGGCAAGAATCGCAGCAGGTAAAGTTCGAGTTGTCGCTTCTCAGCCATCAGCGGTCAGCTCTCGAACAAGCAAAAGGTCCGGGCGCACCCTGGGCCTTTTGCCGTGCGGAAGCTTGATTCTACCGGACACTGGCAACTGACCACTGGCAACTGCTCTTCAGTACTTCCGCAACACGCCAATCACCCGTCCCTGAATACTGACCGACGCCGCAGGCACAATGATCGGCTTCATCGCCGCGTTCGAAGGCTGCAGACGAATGTTCTCTCCCTCGCGAAAGAAGCGCTTCAGCGTCGCGTCCGTCGACTCGATCAGCGCCACCACAATATCCCCGTCGTGCGCCGTTTTCTTTTTCTCGACCAGCACGTAGTCGCCATCAAGAATCGCTTCGTCCTGCATGGATTCGCCGCGCACTTCGAGAACAAATACGTCCTTCGAGCGCATAAAATCCGCCAGCGAAATCGTCTCGCTGTTCTGCACCGCCTCAATCGGACGTCCCGCCGCAATCCTGCCCACCAGGGGCAAAACCATCGCCGTATTCACAGCCATCGACTGCTTCAGCTTTCCTTCCATCGGAACCAGGTACATCGAAGTCAGCACTTCCATCTCTTTCGCTGGATCCTCCGTCAGCACCGCCTTCGTCGGAGCCACATCGATCATCGTCCCGAATCTTTCGTTGATCAGCTCCAACAATTCCTCGCGCCGCCGCAAGCCCCCCAGCCTTCCTCGGATCTCCCTCTCCACCATCTCAAACCACTCCAACTCCACATCCGGAGCCACGCACTGCAGCATCCTCCAGTCGCGCGTAAACCGCACCTCGGCAAAACCGCCGTCGCTCTCCAGCAGCAACACTCCCACCGTAACGAAATCGTCCCGCAAAGCATGCGGCAAAAATCGCAGCAGATAAAGTTCGAGTTGTCTCTTCTCAGCCATCAACCCTCAGCCCAATCGTCCCCTGTGTACCTCGGAGCCTGCCCTGAGCGAAGCCGAAGGGACCCCTGTGGTTCAAGCTCTTCTCTGCGACCTCGGCGTACTCTGCGGTTAAAAAGACGGTAGCTAAGATTCCTCCATCCACTCCGGAAACGGCCTCCGCGGCGACCCTCGGAACGCCAGAATCAACTCCCGCACAATCGTCTTCCTCTCAATCAGCCGCTGCACCAGCGCCTCCAACTCATCCCACGACCCGCCATACCAAGCCGGAGGAATCTCTCCCGCCACTCTCCAGATCGCATCTTCGTCCAGTTTCTCGATGCGCGACAACCAGGGCTCGAACGACTCCCACCCATTCACTCGTGCGTAAACTTCATTCCTCGGATACACACCTCGCAGCGGAAAATCCGGAAACGTCCACTCTCCCGCATTAAAGCAATACCCCTGATCGATGAACGATGCCGAGTACTTCCTCTCCCGCATCTTCCGCCAGAATGCCGCCTGCCGTCCATCGGCATTGCAAGTCCATTTATCCAGCGCCAGGATTCCCGCAAACGTCCCCAGGTTCCGCACCCGGTCCAGCATCTCCGGAGGCAGGTAATCCAGCACCTGCCCTTCCACCGGGCTCACCACATACCGCGACCCGAACTGCAGTCCCGCCTCCACCTGAATCGCGTGGCTCCCCAACACAATCGTCAGTTCCGCCGTGTGCTCCACCAGCCACGGCGGAACCTCCACCACCTCCGCCACCGGCACCGGCAGTCCCACTCGCTCCGCGAGCCGCGTCGCCAGAAACTCATTCGCCAGCACCCGCTCATGCTGCGGATTATTTCGAAACTTCACCACGTAGTAGTGCCCGTCGTCGCAGCGCATCAAGTGGCTCTGCGCTCCGCCCCGCATCCTCTTTACGTGTTGCACTGCGCTAGTCGGCATTGTCTGTGTGGGAACGCGCTCGCGGCTCCTAATCCAGCGATTCGCATCGCCATGGTTTCCCCTGTGCTCCTCTGTGTCCCCTGTGGTTCAAGCTCTTGCCCTTTGCCGCAACCCCCTCTGTTGCGCTTCGGACTCCACTCTCCTCGAACCCGCCATAGCGGCGCGAGCCTCTCCGCTCTGCACTCTACCCCCTGCCCCAGCTTCCTGCCTGTGACCGCCACCACATCGGAAATGTTCACTTTTCCGCCAGGCTGTCCCATCCCACACCATTCTTAGCTAACCGTCCCGCCTCCGCCATCCGCACCGCCCACGCTATCGCCAGCGCCATCACGCAATCGTCATGCGTTCCCGCCGCCGCCCCCGTATTCCCGTCCGCGTACCTTACGAATGTCCGGCACTCGTTCAGCAGCCGCGCACTCCGGAACCGCTCCGGCTCTTCCATCAGCACCGCCGCCAGGTTCTCAATCATTGCCGGACGGCTTACCGCCGACGTCAACCACCCATCCTGCTCCTTCTGTATGAATACCCGTGGATATTCCAGATTTCGAAGACACGCCAGCACCCCATACCCGTGATTATTCCTCTCCACCGCCAGCAGCGCCGTGTTGTATTCCTTCCCCAGTTCCACCAGCTTCTGCGCCAGTTCCCGTGGAGGCCAATGTCCATGCAACTCCGCACACTGCGTCCCCAGCTCACGATCGATTACCTCTGCGCACGAGTAATCGCCCTCGACCCCGCCCCCCGCCGGATCGACTCCGATCACATACTCCCGGCTCGGTTGCGGCGGCAACCAGATCGTCAGCCGCTCGTTGTCACGCGTTTCCAGCGGTTCGCCCGAACCGCGCAGCGCCTGCTCCACCGCCCCAAGGTCGAACACGCATTCTCCCGACGCCCGGAAACACGACACTGGGTCCTCGGCAAATTCCTGCACCGCAAGTCCCCGCAGTGACGCCCATTGTTTCCGCCGCCATGCGATCTGTTCCGTTTTCAGCCCGTGAATCGCCGCCAGTTCCCTCTCTTCTTCCGTGAGCGGCGGGAAATTCGCCCCCGGTTCAATGACGTAGGCTGCGTCAAACCACCAGGGAAAAAAGTGACGGGTATATCCCGTATCGTCCGCTCGCTGCCACTCCTCGTAGAAAAGTCCACCCGCCCCGTTCGGCGTCGACTCCAGCACAATCTCGCCCCCCGGCACCACTGCCGCCCGCAACGACGCCAGTGCCTCGTCGCCTTTTCGCCCCCAGCGCGAAACCTCCGAGCAATGCAGATTCTGGATCGTCCGGCCTCGTCCCGCATTCTCTGCCGCCGAAGCCAGACAGTACTCGCTGTCCAAACGCGGGAACACCAACTGCCGCGCGTTGCGGTGCGAAGTTCGTAGAAAGCCTTTCCGCGCCTCATCCGGCAAGTTCTCCCAGAACCGCCGCACGATCCGAAAAATGTCCTCCGCCGATTCCCGGTCCTGCGTCACTTGCATGCTCAGGGTGCCCCGCTGCGTGATCGTCTGCACGAAAAATCTTGCGGCGATGTAGGTCGTGATGCCCACCTGACGCGCCTTCAGCACCACGTTCTGATTCGTGCACCGTCGCGAATACTCCCGCTGCGCGCGGTTCAATTTGAAATCGGGCCGATTGATCGTCTTCGTGCGGATCTTCAGCCATTTTTCGATGAAAAGATCCCGCGCGGTCGGCTTCCACAACTCCCCAGCTTCTAATCTCCCCCCGATCTGTTGTTGCCCTTTCGGGCGTTTATCCAGCCTCTGTCCTAACAAGTCCAAATTCTCGGGCCCAAAATCCAAGATCACAGCAGCCGTCCCAAGAAGACTCCCCGTTCAGTGTGTCGCGCTGAAGTTCTCCGGCACATACGCGTACGCCCCGATCTCCCATCCCGTCCCATACGAGTTCTGATTGATTCCCAGCAGGTCGTATTGATACTCCGCACCCAGATTCGCGCCCGCATCCCTCACCGGTGAATTCACCGTCGGCCGAAAATCCGCCTCCGTACCACTCGACGGACAAACGTAATAACTGCCGGACACATAGCCCGCCGGCACTACATCGTTCGGCTGGCACGACGACAGGATATTCACCATCTGCGTGTTCGATTCCAGTGTCGCGCCCCCTTGAACCAGCGCGTCCATGAAGTTCGCGACTTCATCCGGCCGCAACTCGTTCACATGCCAGAAGTACCCAATCGGTCTTCCCCACAGCGCGTTCTTGAATAAATCCTGACTAACCAGGTTTCGCATCTGCTGATAACTCAGATTCTGGTAGTTAGGCACCACGCCCTGACTTAAAATGTTGAACACGTCGTACCCCTTCGCCAGCGTCGCATCCGCGCCGCCCAATACCCATGTGGAGCTGAGCGATCCCGTGCCCCGCACGCCCTTAAATCCAAGACTGTTGGCGATGGTTTCCGTCAGCGCGTCGCCGTAGGTGCCGGGCATGATGTAGAGCAGGTTGCTCAGGTTCAGGCCGGAAAGCCCGGAGAGGTTTTGGTTAAACCAGGTCAACGCCCAGGTCATCTCGTCGGTTTCGAGGTTCGTTTCGTCGAAGAGCACGCAGCCAGGTGTCGAAGGAACTGCGGTACAACTCGAAGCTGCAGGCAAGGCGCTGGGCAGCGTCATCGGGCCGGGCACGCCGGGGATCGAGAACGTGTCCGCAAGCGAAAACGCGTGTGCGCGCCCTTTCGCGAACTGACTGTTGTATGCGGTCGCATCCACGGCATAGCAAGTCGGCTCTCCCTGCAGCGTCGGGATGATATTAGCGAGAGTGTCGATTTGCCCCGCCCCAGGCGTTCCCCCTGGCGGCACGGGAGTCAGGTCCCAGGAGTGATAGCACGTCGGGTCGTAGGGCGACGTGGTAAGCGTAAGATTCCCGCCCCCGCCGCTGTGCGTGATGCTCATGGTGTAGGTGCCCGGACCGGCGTAGGCCAACAGAAAAGCATCACAGGGAATAGGACCGTTGACATCGTCGCATGGTGTAGTCGAAGGCGGATTCCAGTATTGATGCGAGACCGAGTGCGTGTTGATGTCCCATCCCGCATTGATCCAGCCCTGCACTTCACCGATAATCGACTGCGAATAAGTCCCGCCAGTAACCACCGCAATCGAGAGCGGTATCCCTTTTGCGGTCATAATCGGCAGCAGCGCGTTAACGTAGCTGTCGCTGTACTGCACCAGTCCGGGATCGTCATAAGTCACCGTCGTATATGCCGGCCACCGGCGCCACTCCCGTATCCACGGCGGCGTTTCCGCCGCTATGTTGTGCACAACGCCGTTCGTCCCTGCCACCGGTCCCGGCGTTCCCGCCACATCCACCTCCAGCGCCGTTGCCAGATAGTTCCCATACAGATGGCAGTAGTCGTAATTCACCCCGCCGTGCTGGTTGTCCACACCCAGCGTGTTGTCCATGATCCCGTAAGTCCGGTTCCCATACGCGCGGCAGTTCTTGAGCTCAAACGCGCACCCGCCGCTGCCGCATCCATCGAAGCGGTAACCCACATAATTCATATTGGCATCGGTGTTGTAGAGGAGAATGTCCGTCGGCGTGCCGCTCGGATGCACATAGAACCCGAATGGCACTGTGCCGTTCTCCACTTCGCTGTTCGTCGCCATATTCGCCAGCCGAATGTGATCGCTTGCCCCCTGCACCTGCACTCCGTAGGCGTCGAACCAGTCGATTTGCAAGTGCTGGATTTTCAGCCACGAGACGCCATTCACATTCAGCACGCTTTGCCCGCTGAGCACGATGGGCGCAACCATCGAGGGAAACGCCGCATTCGTCGCCGGATTGCCCTCCGCGCTGTAAACGTACAAAATGTAATTCGTCGCGTCGTACCAGAAGTCCCGGTCCTGGCTGAGCGCCGCCTGACTCCCCTTCGCCGTTCCCCACACCGTTCCGAACCGCACATACTGCAATTGCGATGGCGGCTGTGTCAGACAGTAGAACCCCCGAATTCCGCACTGCACCACATTCGTCAGTCCGTTCGTGGCCGAATACAGCGTCGCCGACCAGACGTTCGTCCCGCTCACCTGTGTCCACCACCGCGCCGCGATCGGCATCGAGCCCGTCAGGTGCGGAGGCTTCCCATTGCCGTAACTGTCGATCTTGATGAACGCGCCGCCCGTCGCCGGATTCGTCCCGCTCGAGGACGGTGTCAGTGTTTCGTTCCATGTACAGTCCCGCCGCAAGTTGATCGCGTCGCCAGGTTGAAAGCTGGAGATCCCAACTTCCAGCAGCGTGCGCCACGCCTGTTCCGGACTGGTGCCCGGATTTCCATTCGACCCGTAGTTGCAGTCCACATAGTAATTCGTGGCGTGCGCGAAGCTGGCGCAAACGAGCAGCAGCCCGAAGAGCGCTGTGCCAAGTGTTGGATGACGTTGTAGAAGGATCATGGCCGTTCATTTGCCCTCAGACTTCAATAAGAAAGCCCCGCCGGAGCGAGGCTTGAGGTTGTTTCTAAGGAGACAGCGTTTAGAACTGGATCACATCCACTCCGGCGCTGTAAGTCGGCAACGTCAGACTTCAATTCGCAATGAAGACCGGGGTATTGCTGTCCGCCCAGCTATCGGCGGGAACTGCCATGCCGTTGTTCAGCGTTCCCGGGCTGCTCACCGTTTCCGGAACGTTTCCGGCGAAGGTGGCATTGTAGGTATATCCCAAAGTGGCGCACCCGCTGGTGGCGCTGGCCGCGATCGCGAGATAGTATTTGCCCGGCTGGAGCGTGGCCGAAGCCGCCCAGGAATAGGAATGGAAGGCGCTGGCTCCGGTCATGCCCAGAGTCGCGGCCGTCTGATTCCCGGTACGCACCACGATGTTGCCGGAAGTGTTCAGAATTCCGAGATCATAGGTGCAGCTTCCCGTATCGGCGCCGACGACGAACCAGCGGGCTGTGGTGGTCGTGATCGGGGCATAGACGTAAAAGCCCCAAAGTTCCGCCTTCAAAGCTGTGGCGCTGAAACTGATCGGACTACTCGTGGAGGCCCCGGCCGGGGACAGCATGATCCCAATCGTGCCATACGGCCCGGCCACGATACCCGAATCGGCAATCGCGCCCGCTCCGCTCGCCTTGGCATAATCCCCAGTGACCAGCGTTCCGGTAGTTGCATAGGATTGGGCTTGCACATAGGCCGTCGTCGCCAGTTTCGTGGAGCTATCGGAAGTCGATGGCGTCGGTGCCAACGGCGTTCCGGTAAACGTCGGGCTTGCCAACGGTGCTGCCCCTGTGATCTGGCTCACGGAGTAATCGCCGCTGGTCGCAACGACCGCGCCCGTCCGCCCGAACACGCTCGTGACTGCGCCCGCAGGCATACAGGACGCCCCGCTTGTCAACTGGCACCTGAACGTGTTGTCCGACCCCACGCCAAGCGAGAAAGCCATCCCGCTCGGTACCGTGACAGCCGTTCCCGTCCACTCCTGCCCTGACCACTGCGTTGGCCCGGTGCCAGTCTGGTTGATATTCCCCGCTACGTTAAGATTCCCGCTCAGCGTTACGTTGCTGGAAAATGTCTTCGCACCGGTGATGGTCTCCGTGCCCGCCAGGTGAACGACAGCAGAGTCTGCCACAGCCCCTGTAACTTGCGACACAGAATAGTCGCCCGTCCCCGCCGTCACCGCGCCGGTACGGCCGAATACAGAAGCGACGTTACCGCCACCGCCACCCTGCGGCGGTTGTATGCTGACCCGGATGTCGTTCGTTTGTCCAGCAGTTGCATTAGTAACAGCCACATAGCCGATCGTTTGTGCCGAGGGTTGCGCCCCAGACCCAGTGTCGTGACAATCGCCAGCCGTGATCGTGCTCGCAGTAACCGCATCCCCAGCGGTAGTGGCATTGTCAAAGATGCAATAAGCGTAGCCGCGCCAGGTAATCACTGCGTTCCCGCTCTTGCCGGCGCCACCTTGCACCAAGCCAATCACGCCATTAGTCGCTGCCGTACTCGCAAGCACCGCCTGCGAAGGACTGTTCGTGTTGAACACGGCCAACTCGTTCAACACTGTCCCAGTCGACACATCATTCGGAATCTCGAAATCGTTTCGCCCGTATATAACCGAATTAAACGAGGTTTTCGCGAAGATGCTCTTTACCGCGTTCCCGGTGTCGCTGCCGAGGTTGAAACTGTTGTCTGGTAGCCACGGCTTTAGAGTGCCCGCGGCATCCACCACCCATTTCAGCCCGCTCCCAATCCAAAAACCTAACCCAGGCGCCGACGCCGATGTCGCGTTCTCACTGCGTACCACAGCATAGCTATCCGTCGCATCAAAGCCCAGCGACGTTCGCTGCCAAGTTGTGTTGTTCACGAAACTGGAATACACGCGCAGGTTCTGCGCGGTGCCGCCATTGCGTTCCTCGAGGTTGTCCGCAGGATCGCCACCCGGATCCGAGTTAAACAGGTTAGTCATCCCCAACTGGGTGACTTGCCCATTGTTCTCAATGACTCGCGGAGTATGGGTAGCGGAATCAAACCAAAAAACACCCCAGTTAGGAATCCCGGCAGGCTGCGAGGTTTCAGACAGCTGGATCACATTGGGCGTTGTGCAATTCGCATTCCCATTCGCCGCAATGCCCGTAGCAAATGATCCGCTGCACTGCGTCGGAACGGCCGCCAGGGCGAGAGCTGTCCCCGCCTGTCCGCTGATATTTGAACTCGTAAAAGCAACCTGGTGAGTCGTGCCACCAATGTTCACCACCGGCAACCCGGCAGCTGTATCCAACCCAATGCCGCCAACCGCGGGAACGTAGGCATTTCCCTGCGGCAATAACAAGCTCCCGCTCATTGTGACGTTGCTTGTGAAAGTCTTCGCCCCGGCAATCGTCTCAGTGCCCGTGTTATGAACCACCGATGCATCCGCGGCCGCCCCTGTAACTTGAGATACCGTGTAGTCGCCACTAACCGCTATAACCGCTCCCGAGCGCCCAAACACCGAACTGACATTCCCTCCACCACCGCCAGATCCGCAAGGACTTCCGGTGGATGCCATCACGCCGGACACAACATTGAGGCAACCATTCGACAGTCCGGCGAGCGTAACACTCTGATCGAACTTTGCCGGAACGTTGAACTCTTTCAGCGATGCGCTCAACCTTTCCAGCCAGTTTGCGTGTATGCCATCGCCGGTCTGCGCGATGTAATTCGTAATTGACACCGGGGCTCCAAACGCAAGCTGCCCCGAACTCAGTCCCGCTCCGGCGCTCGGCACATCCGTTCCGATCCACGTATCGTTCGCACTCGCTGGTGGACGATACCCCACCGTTGCTTGAGTCAGGGCAGGCTGGGAATCAATCAGCGTGATGATGTGATGCGGGTTCATACCACCTAGCGATGGAACAGTGGAGAAATTCAATCGCCCCTTGGATACAGACATGAAACCGCCTGTCTCTGGTCCATCGGTCACTATCGTGGCCGTCTGATTTGGAACGCTATTATTGGGGGATGTTACGCTCGCTAGACATGCGGTATAGCCTCCCGGCGACGCTGCTCCGTAGCTCGAGCACTGATTCGCAATCTGAAGCGGATTTCCGTTCAGTCCCACTCCTACGATGCCCGACTCTTCCACGTCTACCTTGACGCTTTTGTTGACTGATACCACCGAACCGGGCCAGAAGTTGAGATTCCCGCCGTAGTTAGCTTGTTTAATCGTGTATGCGGAAGTGGACGACGATCCTGTATCAGTGTAAGTACAAACCAACGTCCCCGAACAAGCCGTGGCTTGAGATAGGTTGTGCGCCACATATCCGCATGTCCCACCCGATCCACCGGGGCATCCGCCATTGTAGGGATAGACTGCACCGACTCCAACCGGAGTTATTATGCGGATCACGTCATAGGTGATCGTGTCAGTTCCGTTTGCCACTCGCGGCCAACGAACCGGAATTGAATCGCTTCCGGTAGAACTCCAATTGAGAATCTGCATCGGAGAGGTTTGCGTATTGGCAGTCGTATCATTGGCTACGATGAAGTAGGTGTAAGGCGTAGAACCAGTCCCACCAGTCTGAAACGCACCAAGGGT